GGTATTGTAGGAAATTCAAAAGAGGGTGTGAGAGATCCGAAAGCTTCTGTAAAAACGGAAGATATTAATCCAAATGTAAGATCAGATGCTAAAATTTCAAAACAATCAAGTATAGTTCCTCAACTTCAGGTAAACCCAGAAGGAGGTAATCTTGATTTAAGTTCTATGTTTACTACAACTCTTAATAAACTTGCTCGTAAGGGTGTAGATATTAGTGTATTAAGAGCTCCTAAATATAGATAATATATCGTCCTTATTAAAGGAATCGTTTAAACGAATGTATAACTTATTATAAAAAGGTGTATAAATTATGAGTAAAGTAATTGTATATCATGCTTATGCAAAAGATAGCTATCCTGTAGCTAGTTCTACTGTTAGTACTGGATGGCTTCCAGGGCAGTTTTTCTGCTTAAATTCAACTGGTGAGTATGCTCAAATTGCAAGTGTTGATAAAGCTATGTTTATGGCTATTGACGATGATGATGAATTATCTTCGCCTCCAACTGGTTCTATTGTGACTGGTATCTATGGAGCTGGTACAAAGGTATTAATTGATCATAGTGAAGAGGTTGCTGCTAACTCCAGTGCAAGGGCATATGATTCTTCAGTTGAATCAGCTACAATTAACCAATTGTTATATTGTGATGCAAACGGTAAATTAACTACTACTGTTACTGGTTCTGTTAAAGCACAAGTATGGAAGATACCAAGTGCTGCAAATAACTACAGTTTAGGTGTTATTTTGCGAATCTAAGCATAAAAATCCTAGAAGAGTGTGAAAGCTCTTCTAGGAACTATTTTTGCATGAATAATAGCATGCTATCAAAAAATGTAACTATTATATCTTGGCTACTAGATTTTTAGTAGTTTCTGTAGCAGAAATGCTACTCAGTTAAATATATAAAAAGGAGTTATTATAATATGACTCAACTTCCGTCAAACAAGCCAGGTCAAGGGTATGCGTTTCGAAAAGAAGCAACACCTATGATGGATCCTTATCAGACATATGAAAGGTCTGTTTTGGATCATGATGAGATTTGGCAAGCTTTGACAACGGAAGCAGGTCGTCAAGCCCTTGGTGCTCAAATGGCAGTGCCTATTCGTACAGAGCTTGATTATGTCGGAACAGCTAGAAAGTTCTTTGAAATAGACGTTTTAGCTCAAGGTCAGATTGCACGTTATGATCGAGATATAAACGTACCTGCTTATGTGGTGTCAAAACGTGGACGAGTTGATGAGTGGAATGTTGAAGGTGATTATATTGAACCAACAACATGGGAGATCATGTCTCCTGCTCAAATTCGTCTCAGTCAAATCCAACAGCGTCGATTTAATATTTTAGATCGAACTCAGGAAAAGATCCGAATTGCAATTCAGATTCAAGAAGACGATGAATTTCTTAGTCTTCTGTCATCGACTGCAGCTGGGAACCAGACTAACAATCCATATCAAACATCTACAACTGGATGTGATAAGGATTTCCTGAATAAATTATCTAGTGTTGTTATGGATCATGATTTACCTTGTTATGGATTCTTAATGAGATTCAGTTCATTTAAAGATATCCGAACATGGGGTACTACAGAATTAGATCCAGTTACAATGCGTGAGATTTTGGAAACAGGACTTTATGGTTCAATTTGGGGTATTGATATTATCGTATCTCGAAGGGTTCCAGCCAGTACTGTTTATGCACTAGGTGAGCCTCGATTCTTTGGAATTATGCCTATAAGAACAGAAGTCATGCTTATGCCTGATGATGATCCGAAACAAGCAACAATTGGTTATGTCGGATATGAGGAATTAGGTATGGCAGCTGTTAATGCTAATTCCTTGAGTAAAGGTACGCATACTGGATAAGTGTTTCCGTAATGGCTATATTCGGAAACTAAAAGACAATAGGACCTTATAGCAAGGTTCTCTAGCCATTAACCCGGAGTAGGCAGTCTTAAAAAAACTGCCTACTCGTTTATTAATTTTAGAACAATAAATTCTTGACTTTATGTATAAAAACCGAGACTTATCTAATAAATTCTCGGCATATTTAAAAAAGATTTCCTATTATTAAAGATGTCCCTTCTTATTATAGAATTGTTTTTTTATTTATTGATGGGTAGGAATAGTTCTATTTTCTTTAAAAAATATTTGTCAAATAATTATTTTGGAGTTTACAATGGGAATTTGGAAAAAACTATTTAATTTTAGTTATTTATATTCTTTTTCTGCTTTAGAAGATAAATTACCTTATCTTATATCACTTGTGCCTAATTCAGTTCCTGAACAAGATAAAGAAAAGTTTGTTAGGATGGTTTCTGAATCAGATCCAACATCAAAAAAAATATATACTGGGTGGTTATTAAAACAAATACAATCTGGTCAAGTACGTCTTCCAGAAGATCATGATAAAGTTTTTGAAGCTCTGACGTTTTTTGATAAAAATAAATTGAGAGGTGGCTGGCGACACTCTAGAGATATAAATAGTTTTGATTTTTATTCTCTTAGTGATATTACTCGATCCCCAAAAGTAAAACAGCAATTAAGAGATAAAGGAGAGAGTAGAGAAGGTTGGATATATGATGATGGTGTTTTTGCAGTGAAGAAAGTTACTACTCCAGAAGAAGCTGAACATTATGGTGATAGCACAGAGTGGTGTACTAGACATCCAGAAACGGCAAAAACTTATTTAAGTTCAGGTCCATTATATATTATTTTTAAAAATGATAGAAAAACTGCTGAAATGCATATACCATCAGGTCAACTTATGAATCTTGAGGATCGCCCTTATATTGATCATTCAAAAGAGTTTAAGAAATTTTTGAGAGATTTTGGTACACAAGAATTACAAGATGCGGATGCAAGAACTGCTTTCCAATATTTAGATAAGTTTTCTCTAGAAAGAATACCATCAATAGAACAGAACATATTGAAAGATCCTAAGTGGGCATTTTTATATACTAAATATAAATTAAAACAAAGATGGCCTGAAGCTGAAAGTATTATAAAAGGTACTGAATGGGAACCTGTATATAAAAGACTTATAAAAAGCTTTAAAGAAGGTAAAACATCTTCCAGAGTTTATAAATATGAGAATTCTGAAGTTGAGACCGAAGAACCAGAAGTTATTCCAGAAGAGCCTGAAACTATCCCAGAAGAACCTGAAACTATTCCAGAAACTCCAACAGAGCCTGATAGTCCATATAGACATCCTTTTATTCATCCTGATGAGGTTCCAAGGCCAAAAGCTAGATTATTATAGAATATATTATATTAATTATAAATACTTAATCAATTTAGAAAATTTTTAATTTGAAAAAAAATAATATTGATTAGTTTAAAATTTTCAAATACTGAAGAACCTTTTTATGATGTAGAAATGGATGATTATGGTAATATTTATTATTTTAATGAAAATCATCGATTACATAGATTAAATGGTCCTGCTGTAGAAAAAACTGATAACTCTATAAAATATTATGTTAATGGTAAACTACATAAAAAAGATGGGCCGGCAATAATATGGAATGATGGTGCAGTAGAATATTGGGTTAATGATAAACTTCATAGAACAGATGGTCCTGCTATAATACATCCTGATGGTAGTGTAGAATATTGGGTTAAGGGCAGACCTCATAAAACAGATGGGCCTGCTATAATATTATCTAGTGGTTATAGAGCATATTATGTTAATGGGCAGCCTCATAGAACAGATGGTCCTGCTATAATATATCCTAATGGTGAAGTAGAATATTGGATTAATGGTAAAAAATTAACTAAAAAAAAATTTGATAAATTAACTCAATTGGATAATAATGATTAATTTAAAGTTTTCAAATATTGAGGAACCCTTTTATGATGCTAAAGTGAGTCCTGAAGGAGTTATTTATTATTATAATGAGAAAGGTGAATATCATAATTCAAATGGACCTGCTAAAATTTATCCTGATGGGAAAATGGAATATTTGATTAATGGTAAATATCATAGAATAAATGGACCTGCTATAATACATCCTGATGGGTATAAAGTATATTATGTTAATAATAAGCTTCATAGATTAGATGGTCCAGCTGTAATATATCCTAATGGTAAGGTGGAATATTGGGTTGATGATAAAGAATTAACTAAAGAAGAATTTGATGAATTAACTAAAAATAATAATGGTTAATTTAAAATTATCAAATACAGAAGAACCATTTTATGATGTGGAAATGGATACTTTAGGAACTATTTATTATTATAATAAAGAAGGTCAATTACATAATTTAAAAGGCCCTGCTATTGAATATCCCGATGATTTTAAAGTATATTATGTTAATGGAAAAGTTAATAGATTAAATGGACCTGCTGTACTAGGTCCTAATGGTTATCAAGCATATTATATTAATGATAAACTTCATAGAACAGATGGTCCTGCTAAAATATATCCTGATGGTAGAGTAGAATACTGGGTTAAGGGAAAGCATTTATCCAAAGAAGAATTTGATAAATTAATTAGAAATAATAATGATTAATTTAAAATTTTCATATTTTTTTGAAGAACCTTTTTATGATGCAGAAGTAGATAAATATGGAAATGTTCTTTATTTTGATAAAGAACATCAGTTACATAGATTAAATGGTCCTGCTGTAGAAGGAATAGATGGGTCACAGAAGTATTATATAAATGGTAAACTACATAAAACAAATGGACCTGCAATAATATATCCTGATGGAGAATCACAATATTGGATTAATAATAAATTACATAGAACAGATGGGCCTGCTGTAATATATCCTGATGGTAGTGTAGAATATTGGGTTAATGATGAATTACATAGAACAGATGGTCCTGCTAAAATATATT